CTTACGCAGACTTCTCTTGAGGCTGCGTTTGAGTATTTCGATGGGCTTGTGGACGAGGCGGGTATCAAGCTTTCCATTACTCCAGACACCCTCCTTATCCCGTACAAGCTGAAATGGGTAGCCAACGAGCTTCTAAAGGCGACAGGACGCATCTGGGACTACTCTGACAGGACAAAAGGTCTTGTCGATGTAAGCGGTACCAAATATGCTCCTGGAAACGGCCCGCTCCTCAATACGGTTAACCCGTCGAATGGAATTGTGGATTCGTGGACTATCTTTGCATCGAAGTACCTCACGGATGACGATGCCTGGTTCCTTATCTCGAAGGAGCACGATGCCCGATTCTACTGGAAGAAGAAACCGACCATGTCAAGCACTACTGACTTTGACACCGATAACGAGCTTTATAAACTTGTACTCCGGTTCTCTGTTGCAATCTTCGACTACAAGGCAATGTACGGGAGCCCTGGCGCATAAACTTCCAGCTCACACGGTCCTAGGGGGTCAGGTGGCGGTGGCAGTACGCCACTTACCACTTGACCTTTTTTTATAAGGAGCTCTCGATGGCAACGACACACGTAAAGTCCAGTACCCCTACTCAAGTTACTCGTCTCTGTCAGGATGGGCTCATCCTTTACGGCTGGGCAGACCCAACAGTGAAGGACCCCCGAGCCGACCCGAGACAGGCGGTGTTTCTCGTGGGTGGAGCTCCTGGGGACGGGGTGGCAGTGACGGATGCGCCGAGACTGGTAGATGTGAGGGTGCATAGCGTAGCTCTTCCGCTCTGGAAGGGGGATGAGGAGCTAGTGTTTGTGCCAGAAGGGTGTCCACCTCCTACGGGATTTACTGAGTACAGAATGGAAAGGTCAGTGAGGGGTACGAGATTTGGGCTTGGGAAGGGAAGGTGGGGAGTTTGCCACACCTGCCTTGAAGAGTTCCCGACGAGCCAGATGTCAAAGGTGAGAGGGCGGTGGTACTGCCATAAGAACGGCTGTGCGGAGGAGCAAGGATGACGATACTTAACATTGTGAAGGAAATCTTCGAGGCGCTAGGAGAACCGAGCGATCTTGACTTTTGGAACTCCACCCGCACTGCTGCCAATACTTCAAGTGTGGCATGGAAGCGGCTAGTGGATGTGGTGAATGAAGGGTGTCTTGCCCTGTCCTCGTGGAAATGGCCTAACGGACGCCAGATTCGGATGCGCCACGTCGAGGACGTCGTGTACCTTAAGATGAACCCCGTGGAGGGGGTCTGCTCGGGGGTCCTTCCATCGAGTCTGGAGATGGCAGGGCTTGCAGATGGAACGAATTTACAGGCGGGGAAACTGCTTGTGGGAGAGGAGTCGGGAGCAACAGGGATTGTGCTGTGGAGTTCGGGTACTACGCTGATGTTGACGGGGGTAGAAGGGAGTTTTGTGGAGGGGGAAAAGGGAAAACTGTATCAGCGGGAGTGGAAGTTTGAGACTGTGACAGCAGGATATGATCCGGAGACGGTAACGGGAATTCCGGTGTTAGCGGGGAAGGGTGCCCCGATTGACGTGATTGGAGTGTATGATGTTGAGTCAGGGATTGCGTTGGGAGAGACGGAACGACAGGAACGGTACGTCTCGGTTGGACGAAATGTGGTGGCTCCGAGCTCGATTCAAAGGATTCCGAGGGGGTTTGTGCTCGATACGTGGCCGCTAGAGGGGGCGGTGGTTGCGGTGAGGTTTACAAGGGGTCCTGGAGTCTTGGGGTACACGGATACGGAAGCAGAGCCGGAGCTTCCGCCTCAGTTCCACTGGGGCCTTGTGTTGTGGGGTAAATGGTGGGGGTTACAGAGGAGTCTTGAGACGAATGATGCGTATGCAGTAAGGAAAGACCTTGAGAGCTTTATGTCACAGACGAGAACGGAATATGACTTCCAAGATGAGTTTGTGACGGGTCAGATGAAGGCATATCCGGAGGGGAGGTAGTAGATGGCATTTCCACACGTATGGTCGGCAACTGAAGACAATCAGCCTACCGGTTCAACACCGATTGGACAGGGAGACGATTATATTGCTGCAACTCGGCAGATGGTTCGAGAGAGAATAGGGCTTGAGCATAACTTCGATTTTACGAATGATGCGGAGCAGGGGAGTCACCGAGAAGGTTCTGCAAGGGTATGGGTCTCTGAGACTGAACCAGAGGATCCGATACCGGCGGTAACGGCGGAAACGGTAGGCCAACTGAAGAAAGGGAGGTTCTGGTTTAAGCCGTCTACTGGAGAGGCTTTTGTCTATGATCTTGGTACAGCAGCATGGAAGGCAATTAACATTACTGGAGCT